GACAGTGATATCGTTTTCAACCTCGAAAACTTTTATCGTGTTGTATGCATGGACAAGGATCTTGCTGCTGGTTGGTACGCTACGGAAGATGGTAAAACAACATCCGTTGCTCACTGGCTTGAAGAGGATGACTTCAAGGAAAATGGTGGGGTCATGAATCACGAGACGGTTGATGGTATTCAAAAACGTAGAAAACCGTTTACTGTTGATTATACTGGTTTTGGTTGGTTACTAATCAAACATGGTGTCTTTGAAAATAAAGAAATGACTTATCCTTGGTTTGCACCTCAGATGCAGGTGTTTGATTCTGGTGAAGTTCAAGACATGTGCGGAGAGGATGTGTCATTCTGTTTAGATGCTATAAAGGCAGGATATGAAATATGGTGTGATCCACAATGTCGTGTAGGTCACGAGAAAACAAGAATTATATAGATACCTGTAAAGAATGTTTACGGTATATGGAAAAGTATGATATATACGTTGAGGGAGTAAAAGAATTCTCTTCCGTTGATGAAGAGGAAATGCTTGACATAACTCAAGCTCTTGCCGATGAGTTTTATCACTCAGGTTACCCTCATCCCGACGAAATAGAAATTAAATACCTGGGAACCGACGACCAGGATTCCGACTGACTATCAGGCGACGGAGCATCCAATAAAGACCTTCTCAACAGAGGAGGTCTTTTTTTGCCTCTAAATAGATAAATATACCGAGATTGTAAACGTTCTAGTGCCTGTTCAACGTTTTTCGCAAGGTTTCAAAGACATATCTTTGTCTTTCAAACGTCATCCAGTCACAAATGATATACTTGCATTGAAAAATGAGGATGCAATAAAGCGTTCTGTCCAAAATTTGATAAGAATACAATTAGGAGAAGTTTTTTTCAATGAATTGGTAGGCACTAGAATTACTGGTGCTTTATTTGAGTTGGCAAATGATGATTTTATAGATCCTATAAAAACTGAAATAGAAACCACAATATTAAATAATGAACCAAGAGTTGAATTGACGGGTGTTGATGTTTTTTCAGAACCTGATAGTAATGCTTTAGATATTAAATTATCTTATGATCTCGTTGGTTTATCCGCACCGAGTCAAACCTTACAATTTGTATTAGAACCAACTAGGCTATAATGGCACTTCAACAATTTACAAACCTAAATTTTGAAGATATAAAATCTTCGCTAAAAGATTATTTGAGAGAAAATTCTAATTTCTCAGATATGGATTTTGAGGGTTCCAATCTTTCAATTCTTATAAACACTCTTGCTTATAATTCTTATATTACTGCATACAACACCAATATGGTGGTGAATGAAACTTTCATTGATTCTGCAACACTTAGAGAAAACGTTGTATCATTAGCACGTAATATTGGATATGTTCCTCGTTCAAAATCTGCAGCAAAAACAAAAGTAGATTATTTTATATCAGGGATATCAACATCCACATCTACCATGGTGTTTGAACCAGGTGTGGTAGCAAATGGAACAGTATCAAATGCAAATTATATTTTTTCTTTACCTGAAGAAGTAACTGGAACTGTTATTGATGGAGTATCTCAAGGCACGATAGAAATTTGTCAGGGTCAATACCTAGAAAGTCAATTTGTAATTGATAATTCTCAACCAAACCAAAGATTTATTTTACCTAATTCTGATATAGACACTTCTACTATTAGAGTAAAAGTATTTGAAAGTTCTGGTAGTAGCACTAGCACAGAGTATAATTTAGCAACTAATATTATAGGAATTACATCAACATCTAATATATTCTTATTACAAGAGACGACTGATGAAAGATATGAATTATTGTTTGGTGATGGTGTATTTGGTGAAAAATTAGAATCTGGAAATATAGTTGATGTTACTTATATAAAAACAAGCGGAAAGGATGGTAATGGTGTAGCAGGTTTCAAATTTGCAGGTACTCTTAGTGATCAGGATGGTGCAACTTTAGATGGTTTCACTGCTACGTTGAATGCACAATATCCATCAGAAAATGGTGATGATATAGAAAACCTTGATAGTGTAAGATACTACGCTCCTAGGGTTTACTCATCTCAGCATAGAGCAGTAACTGCTTCAGATTATGAAGCAATTATTCCTTCAGTCTATTCTAATATAGAGTCTGTGAGTGCATATGGTGGTGAAGAATTGACTCCACCTCAGTATGGAAGAGTTTTTATATCTGCTAAACCTAAGAATGGTTCTTTCTTATCTGACTTTACTAAAAAGGATATTTTATCCTCATTGAAAAATTATTCAGTAGCAGGTATAGTTCCAACGTTTGTTGACCTTAAGTTTTTATTTGTAGAAATTGATAGTTACATTTACTATAACCCAAACTTTGCTGGTAATGAAGAAACTCTAAAAACTTCTGTAGTAAATTCACTTGCATCTTTTGCTACGGGTAAAGAACTAAATCAATTTGGTGGTAGGTTTAAGTATAGTAAAGTATTATCATTGATTGATAATGTTGACAATTCTATTACATCTAACATTACTACAGTTAGGATAAGAAGAAATTTGATTGCCGCAATCAATCAATTTACTCAATATGAGTTGTGCTTCTTGAATGCGTTCTACTGTAATGAAGATAGTTTTAATATAAAATCAACTGGATTTACTGTTTCTGGAGTTTCAGGAACTTGTTTCTTTACTGACCAAAAGATTGATAGTGAAAACGGTAAACTTATACTATTCCAAATACTAACCGACAACTCTGTAAAAGTTCTCTCAAACAGTTTTGGAACTGTTGAATATAAGAAGGGTGAAATCATTATAGATACTGTGAATGTAACATCTACTGCACTTACAAACAATATTATAGAGGTTGAAGCAAATCCAGAGTCTAATGATATCTTAGCAAGAAATGAATTGTATTTACAATTTGAAGTATCAAAGAGTAACTTCTTTATGAGAAAAGATTCAGTAGCATCTGGTGCAGACACCTCAGGATCAAGATTCAATCCACAATCTAGTTACCAAATCGGTAAGAGAACTCGATAAATGATACAAACATCCATCACCAAAGTAAAGATCAGTGAAGTAATTCAGGGTCAGATACCCAAGTACGTAGACACTGATAATCCTTTATTTGCTGATTTTTTAAAACAATATTATATTTCTCAAGAATTCCAAGGTGGATCTATAGACATTGCTGATAATTTATCAGACTACAAAAAATTAGATTTTTTGAACAGCGAAAACCTCATAGGTTTTACTTCACTTACTAGTTATATCAATGCAAATGAGGAAACAATATTTGTCGATTCCACTAAAGGTTGGCCTAGGCAATATGGACTATTAAAAATAGATGATGAAATAATTACATATAGTGGAATAGGTTCAACTTCTTTTACAGGATGTACTCGTGGTTTTAGTGGTATTGAAAACAATTCAAAAACTAACGAACCTGAGTTTCTAACATTTACGCAAACTGGTGTAAGCACACATAAAGAGGATGCTAGAGTTACCAATCTCAGTAATGTATTTCTAAACACATTCCTAAAGAAACTTAAGAAACAAGTTTTACCAGGTTTTGCTGAAAGAAATATCAATACAAATGTAGATCAATCTAATTTTATAAGACAAGCAAAAGATTTTTATAAGTCAAAGGGAACAGAAGAAGCATTTAAGATTCTTTTTGGAGTGTTATATGATGAGAAAGTTGAGATGGTTCAACCATCAAAATTCTTAATAAAACCATCAAACGCAGATTATATTGTCAATGATGTCTTGATATGTGAACCACTTGAGGGAGATCCTGAAAAAATAGAGGGTCAAAGTTTAATTCAAGATACCACACCATTAGAAACAAGTGGTTCAATATTCAATGTAGAACGTGCTACTATAGATGGTAAGAAATTTTTTAAAGTCGGAATAGACCAAAGTAGTCTTGTTGGGAAATTTCAGCAAATAGGTAAAACATTTGTAACAAAAACTTCTGGTGTAGGGGCAACAATACTAAACGTTGACTCAACTGTAGGGTTTGGATCTACAGGAACAATAAAATTTGAGGATAGAACTTTTGATTATAATAGTAAGAATCTCACACAGTTTTTAGGCATACCTGCATTAACCTCTCCTTGTGGTATAGGATCAACTGTCAGATCTGGATTGGAAGCGTACTCATATGAGGATGGTGATCTTACTAAACTTGTTAGGGTAAATGTCCTTGGTGTATTGAATAAATTTGTAGGTGATGCATCAAATCAACAAACCAATAGTGATATAAATGTAAAAACTTTAGGGATAGAACAAAAGAATTTACGATGGTCCTCTTGGATTTACAACACTGCTGCAAGTCATAGTTTACTTGGTTTTGAAGACTTGGGTGGTAATAGTTATAGATTTAATCTAGTAAATAGTCACGTTTTTTATGTTGGTGATAAGTTAGATATTGTAGATCAAGATGGCAACATACAAGAAGGAACAGTTTCTAGTATACCTAATGAAAAATCTATCGTAGCATCTACAGGTAATCTAGATCCATTAGTCAAATATTATATTCGTAGAAAATTAAAAACCACAGCAGATGGATTTGCTGCAGATATACAAAATAGTTACGTTGATGGTGAGACAGTAATTGTAGCGTCTAATAGTTTACCTCATTGGGATATTGATCCACAAAAAAGAGTAAGAGTATTCAATGCTACCCTAAATTCTGCTGGCACAAACATAGAAGTTCTTGATCATAATTTTCATGATGGTGAATTGGTAGTATATTCTTGTTTATCTACAAAACTAACAAATCTAGAAAATAATCAACCATATTACGTCAAGAAAATTGACAACAACAGGGTTGCGTTAGCATACTCTCTTGAAAATGTTCGCAATTCTGTATTGATCACAGCATTTACAGATGCTGACATTGCTAGTGCTACAACACATTTTCTAACACCTGATGTAGTTTTTGGTAGCACCATAGGAGCACAAAAGTTACTTAGAAAATTTGAAGAACCACAGTTTACAGAAGATAAAATCAAGACTGTTCAAGGTGGAGTTGGTTTACTTGCAAATGGTGTTGAACTTTATTCTTACAAAGCAACCGACAAAGTTTTTTACGGACCTGTAGAGTCTGTTGACATTCTAAACTCTGGATCTGGATATGATGTTATATCTCCTCCTAGATTGTCAGTTACTCAAACAGGGCATACTGGAGTAGGATGTTCTGCAATTACCCATGTTGAGGGTAAGTTAGTAGATATCTTAGTTGATACCCAAGGATTTGATTATACTAACGTACCAAGCGTTAGTATTACTGGTGGTAATGATACTAGTGCTATAGCAAGAGCACAGATGAAGTTAGTAGACCAAGAGGTAGAATTTGATAGCACCTCACAGGCAGGTATTGTAAATGTTATATCTGATAGATTTGTTTTTCCAAATCCTCATGGATTCAAACATGGTGAGGAAGTAATTTATCAATCTAATAACAGTGATGCTATTGGAATAGGAACAACACCTGGTAAACTTATTGATCAAGCATCTTATTTTGTTGTAAAATTAGATGATTTTCAGATTCATATATCAGAAACTAAACAAGAAGCTGTTTCTGGTATTGGAACTATTGATTTATTATCTCATGGAGGAGGAATTCATAAGTTTTTTGCAGTAGATAAAAGAAATAAAGTAGATCAAATTATTATAGACAATCCTGGCAATTTTAAAAATAGACAAAACACTGCAAAAGATGCTACAGGAATTAATACTTTTACTAGCACTCTTTCTATCGTAAATCACAATTTCTTATCTGGAGATATTGTTAGATATACTGCAGACAATGCAATAGGTGGACTAACCAGTGGAACTGATTATTTTGCGAATGTTATAGACTCAAAAACATTTAGATTATCTTCTAAAAAAGATTTATCTGATGTTGTATCATTAACAAGTATCGGATCTGGAACTCATACCTTCCAAGATCCACCGATAGAGGTGCTTGTAAGTGGTAGACAAGGAATCACAACTGCAAATTCTCTAGCAACTCCTATTGCTAGAGGTAAAGTAATTGGTCTGCATATAGAAAATGCAGGTACTGATTTTGGATCTACGGTTATTAATGATAATAACAAACCTGATATAAAAATTGTAGAGGGTGAAAATTCATACTTACAAGCTTTTGTCATAAACGGTAGAGTTGATCAAATTATTGTATTGAGTGGAGGAGAACAATTCTTTAGCACTCCTGACATTATTATAACTGGTGATGGTGTTGGTGCTAAAGCAAAAGCAGTTATAGAAAATGGAACAATAGTTAGAATTGATATGATTAACAAAGGTTTGAGTTACACTCAAGGAAAAACCTCTGTTAAAGCAAGAACACCTGGATCAAATGCAATATTCTCAGGCAACATAAAAGAATGGACTGTAAACCAAGTTGAGAAACTTGCAAAGTATGGTGACGTAAAAGGTGATGATGGATTTTTTGAGACAATCAAAGATGCGAAATTAGGTAATCCATATGTAAATTATTACATTCCTAGAAATCTTAGATCATATCTTGGAGATGATGGTACAGTTCACTCTCCAATTATAGGATGGGCATATGATGGACATCCCATTTACGGTCCTGTTGGTATAGTTGGTGGTGCTTTAAAAATATTAGATTCTAGTTATTCTAAACTGTCTGGTACAGAAAGACCAAATGGACCTCCTCTAAATCAATACCCTGCAGGATTCTTCTGTGAAGATTTTACTTTTATTGAGGGTTATGGTGACTTAGACGAGCATAATGGTAGATTTGCGGTAACACCAGATTTTCCAAATGGAATTTATGCTTACTATACAACGATAGAACAAACTGCTACACAAAACCCATTAGATCCTTTTGATGGTGTAAGGAAACCATTATTCCCTTATGTTATTGGTGACACATATCATTCATCTCCGTCAGAGTTTAACTTATCACTAAATTCTATACAAGATGTAGATATCAAGAAACTTAATTTTGTTAGAAATACTGATCCACATAACATCAATGAGTATGAATTTGTAACTAATTCAAACAAGAATACATTTACTAACTCTAAGATTTTTTCAATAAAATCAGATTCATTAGATAGTGTTTCTATAATAGAATCTGGTAGAGAATACAACGTAGGAGATTCCATATCATTTAACAATAAAGACACCAAAGGTTTTGGTGCTATTGGTCGAGTTGTAGAGGTTACTGGTCCTACCATATCAACTATAACTTCAACTATAACTGATTTCAACGACGTTGTTCTGACCACATCAAGTAACATTGTTACTGGTATTACAACTACACCTCACGGACTACCAAACAACACCTTTGGAAGAATACTAAACGTAACTCCAACAACAAGATCTGGTTTAGAGGCAACACCAAGAATAAAAGTAGAATTGGTTCGCTCTACTTTGACTGAAGCAATGTTGTCTATAGGATTGACAACAGAAGTTTCTTTCAATGATGGATTTGATAGTGAAAAATTTGGTATTGATGATATCATTAAGATTGATGATGAACAACTAAAAGTATTTGGGTTTGATTCATTCTTCAATAGATATAAACTACTCAGAGCACAGAATGGCACAGTAGCTGCTGCACATACTTTTGGATCATTCATAGAAAGACAAGAAAGGAAATTTACATATCCTATTTCTAATAAATTTTACGATTCTGTACAAGAAGACTTTAGTAAATTCTTTGATGCAACTAGTGTTGTAGGTGTAGGATTAACCTTTGGTGTTGGTATAGGTGTAACCATACAAGTTGATGGTAATGACAGATTTATACCAACCAGAAGTATTTTTGTAGAAGATAGTAATTTTACACATGGTGAAAAATTACTTTACAGTCCTGGTGCTGGTACATCATTGACATATCAAACTGATGCGATGAAACGTGTCAGCACTGGATTCAAGAGACCTCTTCCTCCAGAAGTATTTGTTCAAATTATAAACAATAATCTTATTGGTATAGTAACTACTAGAACAGGTATTGGTTCTGATTTAGACCGAGTTATGTTTGATACCACAACAGGTATTGGAAATACTCATAACTTTACTACAGCAAGAAATGATGTTAGAGGAACGTTTAGAGTAATTGAAGTTGAAGCAACAACTGTTGGTGTTCATAGTATGAGACCAAGAAATAGTGTTGATCTAAATGTCGTCTCTGCTGGAACAAGTGTTATTACTGCAACCTATGATCCAGGCACAAGATTTGTAAGTATAGGATCTTCAGTAAATCCACCATTGTCTTTGACAGTTGGTGATACGCTAATCGTCAATACTGACGATGGGTCTATGTTAGACACTAAATTGAAGTTCTTCTTAGATAAAGATTATAAGAAACCATTTGTAGGTTCAGGAGTTTCTGCTGTAGAGGTAAGAGAAAATTCTATACCAGGTAACGTAGCTGGACTAACTTCAATTACATTTACACCTCAAGTTCCAAACATACTTTATTATAGGTTTGTTCCTGTAGGAACTGGCATCAATTCTAAGGTAATTGAAGTAAACAAAGATATTGTTGACTACTCCAAAATAGTTGTAAACACTAGTAAGTTTACAGGAAATCATTCAATTACGACTACTGGTAATAGTACTTTTAATTTCAATATTGTAGACGTACCTGAAAAAGTTGGATACTCATCCGTATCCGAACTTAAGTACAATACAAATTCTACCACTCAACGTGGAGGAGTAGGAAAAGTTGTACTGTCATCTGGTGGAATTGGATATGAAGATTTGCCAGAAGTTTCTGTTGCTTCTACCACAGGTAAATCAGCATCAGTAAAAGCAGTTGCTGAAAAAGTTGGTCAAATAAACAATGTTGAAATAGTTGATTTTGGATTTGACTATCCATCAGATACTACCTTAAGACCTGAAGCAGAAGTTGCTCAAGTCATTACGCTAAAAGACAACTTTAGTGTTACTAGTGTGGGTATATCATCTGTAGGATCTAAGTATTTGACTGCTCCAAACTTTGTTGTTTATAACAGAAAAACTAATACTTTATCAGAAGAATCTCAATTCTTTGCAGAACTAGATGGTGCTGGTGTTGGTAAAGTTACCATAGTCAATGGTGGTAATAACTTAAGTAGTTCTGACAATGAACTAATTGCTGTAGATAATACAAATGGTGTAGGTATCATAACTGCTACTTACTCCGATCCTAATGTAACACTTAGACTACAAACTCCTAGTGGTGGATTTACAACTTCATTGCCAATGCCATTCCAAGTTGGTGATAGAGTATTTGTAGAGAATGTAGGTGTAAGTTCAGGATTAGGATACAACTCAGCAAATCATGATTTTGAATTTTTTACTCTTACAGGTGTAACTACTGCATTTGGATTAGTAGATCAAGCAACAATTACGTATGCAATAGACAAAGATCCTGGTTTTCATGACTTTGAAAAATTTGGAACAGTTTCTAATGAAAAAGATATTGCTAAATTTGAACTAAATTTATCTGAAGGAGTCTTCAATAATAACGAAAAAGTCTTTAATTTAAATGGTGCAGAAGCAAGAATTATATCTGGTGATGGTAAAACCAAAAATGTTTTAAGAGTAAATTCTCTTGTTGGATTCAGCACTGGAGACAAACTTACTGGAGAATTATCTCGTGCTAGTGGAACAATTGAATCTCTGACATCATACAATGGACATTTTGATATAGACAGTTCAGTTGTCAAGAAATTTGGTTGGGAAGGTGATACTGGAAAACTAAGTGACTTCTATCAGAGATTACAAGATAATGATTACTATCAAAATTTCTCATATGCTCTAAAGAGTCAAGTTGGAGTTTCTAGTTGGAGTGAACCAGTTGACTCACTGTCACATATAGCTGGATTCAAGAAACATTCAGATTTACTTATCCCATCCATAGCTGGAGTGGGTGCGAGTGTGGTTGGAATTAGTTCTCAGGCAGGTGGTGTTATTTTATTAGACTCTGTAGTTGATATGGACACAAGAGATCAATGGGATCTTGTATCGGAAAACACCAACATTAAAGCAACTAGTAGTAGCGAAGTTAATTTCAATTCTAAGAGGTTTGGGCAAGCAATACAATGTAAGAGTAATAGAGTATTAGATCTTGATGATATATCAGAACAGTTTTATTCTGACCCTGATATATTCAGATCTTTAGAGTTAGATGTGTTTGATATGACTGAAATATCAGCAGTCAAATATTATGCACAGGTTGTTCTTGACACATCTTTAGGAATTACTTTCAACGCTACACAATACACTGAGTTTGTGGTAAGTCATGATGGAAATGTAGCATTCCTAAACACATACTCCGAATTATCGGATGCTTTTGATCTTGGTGAGTTTACTGCTACTGCATCTGGAAGTATTTGTAGTGTATCGTTTGCACCATTCAACACTACGTTTGAATATGACATAACATTCCATAAAGAAGTTCTTGGTTCTGCTGTAGGAGTGGGAACAACTGCTTTTGGAATGGTGCAGAAAGTTGGTATGACATCATCTATTGCTGCATCTGGTTCACCTGCTGTTCAAGTTATAGCAGAGATGGACGGAAATGAATTTAGATCTGGTAGTGTATTAGTTTCTGCTGGCACAGCAACTGAAAAAGAAATAGATGAGTTCTCATTTGTGCTTGCAGGTACAAATGATATGAATTATAGTAACTTTGGTAAGATGGATGCTGGAACTGATATGGGAACTTTTGTTCTAAATCAGGCAAGTGGCGTTATACGATTAGAATTTACACCTGCAGCAAATCAAGATGTTACCATTTCTACACTATCGAGCGTAGTTGGTATTGCCACTACTGTTGCTGCTAGTAGTGGATTTACAACAACTAGATATAGAGTTGGTGATACAGAATTGAATTCTCGTAGGACAGAAATATCTGCTGCAGCATCTCCTTCTGCATCAGTAATTTCTAATCAATCATCTAATAATTATACCTCTATTAGATATACTGTTGAAGTTGAAAATACCACTGACAATGCTTACTCATATTACAATGTAGTAGCTAATACATATGAGGGTAATATAAACTTCGTAAAATTCAATAACGTATCTACAGCAACAGGCATATCAACTATTGGTGCTGATAGCACTGTACCTGGTGATATAAGAGATATTCGTGCTACAGAGGTTGCTGCCTCTGGAAGTGATACTCAATTGAAATTTACTCCTGCACCAAACAAAGCATATATCATAAGAGTTGCTGAATTGAGAATCGATAAACCTGATGCTCTAGCAAGTGACTTGACAGTTGGTTTCTAAATACCTAAAAAAACAATAATGTTTCAGTTAGCATCTGTAAATAAACAATTTAACAAGGCAACAGAAACCTTCAAGAAGTCATTCAATCTGACTCATAGAGGTGATCCAGTTTTTGTTAAAACATTTGATGCTAGTTCTAGTGATGTTATTGATATAGATGATGATACTTTTATAGTTAACAATCATTTTTTTAGAACAGGTGAACCACTTACATATGATGCTACTAATGGAACTGCAGTAGGTATACAACATGGTTTGAATGGTGTAGGTGCAGCAACAACTTTGCCTATAACAGTATATGCGATTGAGGTTGGAGAAAATAAATTTAAGGTAGCATCAAGTCCTGCAAACGCTGTATCTAATCTACCAATAGGATTAACAACAGTTGGTGTAGGAACAACGCATAGATTTATTGCAGAAAAACAATTATCAAAATGTATTGTTTCTCTTGATAGTGTAATACAAGCTCCACTATACGAAACAATTGGATCTCAAACAGAGTGTATGAATAATGTGATAGGTAGAGAGATTATATTCAAGGACGTTGGTGGATTCAAAAAGTTTGATCTGATAAGGATAAACGATGAAATTATGAGAATCCAAATCATTGGATTTGGTAGTAGTGCAACTAATGTTCTAGTTGATCGTGAGTGGTTAGGAACATCACAGTTTGCTCATAGTATTGGAGATAGTATAAAATTAATTCGTGGCGATTATAATATCATACAAGATAAAATTCATTTTGCAGATGTTCCTTTTGGTGGAAGAAGAGATGAAGTAGGTGTTTCCTCTGAGACTATAAGTGTAGCAACCGATTCATTTACCGTTCTTACTGATTTGTTTGAATCTGGAACAAAAGTAAAACTAAGAACACTTGACCCACCAACACCATTAGAGGAAAATAGGGAATATTTTATGATAAAAAATTCTGCAAATAATTTTTCATTTGCAGAAGATAGAGGAGATGCCTTATTAGGAAATAAAATCAATCTTACTAGTGCTGGTATTGGTACTCATAAGTTATTGGTTTCAGGAACTGTTGAAGGCAGTACTTTCCAAGGAAGAGTATTTACTAGATCTGATTATAATGATAATGTAGTTTTAGATGACATATCAGATTCATTTACAGGCATAGCAAAAACATTTACTGTAAAGAGTGCAGGTGTTAATACCACTGGAATCTCTACTGATTTTGGTGCAATATTGATAAACAATATTTTCCAAAGACCAACAACAGACTACAGATTAGATGGCACTCCTGCAACAGGAATAACAACTATAACATTTACTGGAAACGAATCCACTACACAAACAGAATCATATAGTTCTTCTGATGTAAACTCTAACAATTTACCCAGAAAAGGAATTATCACACGTATCGATGAATGGGAGAAAGGGTATGGATATCAACCTAGAGTAGTGGGTGTTGGTTCTGCTGTTGTATCTGCAGCAGGGACTGTATCAAGTATAGGTTTTGGTTTTACTGGTAGTGGTTACAGAAACAATAACGAAACAACATATAGATTCAAAGTATTAGGTGGAGGTGCTACCACAGGTGCTGCTGGCACGTTTACAACTGAGGTTGGACATATAAAAACGATTGATATAACTGAACCTGGTGTTGGTTACTACCACAAATCAGTGTCAAATGCAATTCATAATATAAACTCAGGTATTATGACTGTAACAACATCTGCTAATCACAATTTAGCAGTTGGGGATAGAGTTGTATTGAGTGGTATCAATATGACTGACGGTAGTTCAACATATTCATTCCCATTCCCAGATGAAGTTGGTTATCAAGGAGCAAGAGTTGTTGAGATTGTACCAAGTGTAAGAAAGTTTTCTGTAAACGTAGGTGTACACACGGTTGCTACATCTTATAGTAGTGGTGGTGTTATCAACAAACCAACTGAGGTTGAGTTTGATTCTCCTATTGGATATGATGATGTTGCACTACTAAGTTCTTTGACTGGTATAGGAGCATCAGTTTCTATTGATGCAACTTTACTTACTCAAATGAAGGGTTGGGAGTTGACAAATGTAGGTTATGGTTACAGTGAAGGCGAGATACTTACAATAAGCAGTGGTATCAATACAGATCCAACTCTCATAGAAAAAGGATTTATTGATGTTGCTAGTGGCGATGTATATAAGATTGAACATGCAGACTACAATGCAAACGTTGGTATATTAACAGTTGCGATTGGAATTCATACTCTTACGGTAGGTATGGGAGTTAGTTTGAAAGATAATTCTATAGGATTTACATGTGCAAAAGATAGTTACAGCACACTACACAAATATCCAAGATCAACAGATCCTATATCTGGTATAAGCACATCTATTGTTGGTGTTGCTGGAACAACTGTTTCAATTAATGTAGGATTGCCTCCTGTAAATGAAAGATATGATTATAAATTTGCAGGTTCTGCGTTCAAAGCATCTACATTTACAGTAAAGCATACTATGGATGATGAATTTGTTGGATGGGTGTTTGGTAAGTTACAAGTACTCGATGATTTTTCTAACGAATTCAATGGCAGTAAAACTGTGTTTACTCTAAGAGAAGATTCCACTGCAATTAGTTTTGAGAAAGATATTGGTAATCCTATCATTATACAAAATAGTCTTCTTATCTTTATTGATGATGTTTTACAAGAACCTGGTACATCATATGTTTATAATGGTGGTACGCAGATAGAATTTCTTGAACCACCTAAGGCAGGTTCATCACTTCAAATTTTATTCTATAGAGGAACAGATAGTGATGTTGGCACATTGACTGCTACACCTACTTTGAAAACTGGTGATAAAGTTAGTATTGTCAATCAGGATATAAGAGTTGTAAGAGACTTTATTAGCAGAGACACAATACAAACAACACTTTATAAAGGACCAGGTATAAGTTCTGCTAGAACTCCATTGAGACCATTATCATGGAGCAAACAAAGAAATGACTCATTTGTTGATGGTGTAAAAGTAAGTAAGTCAAGAGATGATTTACTTAGTTTTATATTCCCATCTGGACGCATAATCAAAGACGTTGGTAAAACAGATACCGTTCTCTATATTGATACTGGTGTTGCTAGTTTCTTATATTCTGAGGAACCAGATGCATCAGATATCACATGTAAAATAATAGATACTGATAAAAATAATAGTGGATATGGGTCAACTGGATTTCATTATCCTCTACAAAATATAACAGGTGTTAGTTTTGTTGGTGATGATGGTATCATTTCAGGTGTTGGCACTCAAAACACAAAAATTACCTTTGAATTTACTTTACCCTTAAATTCTCCATACAGAGAAAATCAGTACGGTGGAAAAACATCAACGGCAATTGCAAGTGGTGATTATTTCATTGTCTCTAACTCTACTGTTGGTTCTGGATTGACCGCAAAAGATTCTGCTGCATCTGCTGTTGTTGGAGTTGCAACAGAATTCTTAGATGGTGTATATCAAGTTGCAGCAACACCTTCTGCTGTTGGATCTGGACAAACTATGAGAGTAACTTGCAACATAGAATCTGGACATGGACTAAACTTTACAGGTTTTAGTTCAGGTGTGGGTCAGTTCTACGGTAACTACAGTTTCTGTAAACTAACTAGTGCTGCTGTGGGTGCTGCATTTACTTGTAACCCTCTAAATGGTCTTACAGGTATCGCAACTGCTCCTCAAGTTATTAGATCTGAAAGATTATCATTAGATTACACATAAATAAACAAAAAGTTTCAAAATAATGCCAGCCGTCATCACGGATCAGATCAGAGTATTGAATGCGTCAAATTTCGTAAGTGGAATTTCGACGACTGATAATAGTTATTATGTTTTTATAGGATTGCCAAATGCAACTGATGTTGCATCAGATTGGAATACAAACACTCCATCCCCAATTGACAATTTTGATGAACATGATGACATCTATGATACTCTTATATCTGCCAAAAAAATTACATCAAATGATGTACTTAGAGTTGTCAACAAGGTAACTTGGAGTAGTGGAACAATTTTTGAAATGTATCGTCATGATTATAGTATCAATAATTTGAGTCCACAAACGAGTTCTACTAATCTTTATAGTGCAAATTACTATGTGATGAACAAAGACTTTAGAGTCTATGTTTGTATATACAATGGTGCTGCTCCATCTAACAGTGGTCAAGGTATCGTATCACTTGTCGAACCTCTTCATACTGATTTGCAACCTAGGTTGGAAAGTGATGGTTATATATGGAAGTATCTTTATACCATCAAACCAAGTGAAATATTAAAATTTGATAGTGCTAATTATATGCCAGCACCAGCAGATTATGCAAATAATGCTGATTGTGCTGATGTAAGGAACGCTGCTATAAATGGTAAGATTGAAGTAATTACTATTGAAGATACCACAAGTGCTGCGTATCAATTCAATGGTACAAAAAATAATGTTCCTATTAGAGGTGATGGTGAGGGTGGATTAGCTTCTGTTACGTTCTTGAACGGAAAACCATCTTCGGTTCAAGTAACCAATGGTGGATCACAGTATTCTTTTGCAACTTTAGATTTAGACTCAGTTGTTACAGGTGCTGGTGCATCTTTCTCTGTAATTATACCACCGCCAGGTGGTCATGGTGCTGATGTTTATAGAGAATTAGGATCTAACAAAGTTCTTGTTTATTCTAGAATAGAAAACTCTGATCTAACAAACCCAGACTTTCCCTCAGGAAACCAGTTTGCAAGAATAGGAATTCTAAAAAACCCCATAGAAAATGGTAGTACTAATTTGTTAACAGCAGCAAGTGCTACTAACACAAAAGCTTTACGTGTTACTGGTGCTACTGCAGGTAGTTTATCTGCATCAGTTGATGGTTTAGTTACGCAAACTGTAGGTGTTGGATCTACTGCTGTTGGTAGAATTATATCTTACGATGCTGCAACTCAAGTTTTGAAATATTGGCAAGACAGATCTCTTGCTACAGATAGTGCTGCTGGTGTATCACCCACTTACGGATACAAGCTAAATAAGTTCAGCAATACACCTGGTACTGGTGGTAGTACAAATATTGTTATTACTACTACTACAGGTACTGAAACAGTTGGTATTGAAACTGGGTTTGTTGGTGTCTCAACAACAATCAATGCTAAAACTTTCTACTTTGGTCAATCATTTACCAATGGTATAGCCGAACCAGAAATCAAAAAACACTCTGGCGACATTATCTACATTGATAATAGACCTGAAGTAACAAGAGCTTCAAACCAAAGAGAAGATATCAAAATCATCTTAGAATTCTGATACAATGCCACAGAACACCAATTTAAATGCTAGTCCATATTTTGATGATTTTGACTCGTCGAAAAATTTTAATAGAGTCTTATTCAAACCTGGATCTCCAGTTCAAGCAAGGGAACTAACTACTTTACAATCTATCTTACAAGGACAGATTGAAAAATTTGGTAAACATATTTTCAAAGAAGGATCCGTTGTTATACCTGGTTCTTTAGGATATGATCAAGAATATACTGCTGTCAAAGTCGAGTCTACATTTTTTGGTGTTCCTGTAGAACTCTACTATGATAAATTTATTGGTATTAAAATAAAAGGTAAGGTATCTGGAGTTACTGCAAGAGTTGTAAAAGTTTTATCAGCATCTAAATCAGAAACTGGTCATACTACACTTTACATAAAGTACGAGACTTCTGGTAGTGATAAAAGTCAGCAAGTATTTTCTGATGGAGAAAATTTACTTACAACTTTCCCTGTTACTTATGGAACAACTACTATAGGTGGTGGTTCAGATTTTGCTACTTGTATTGAATCAAATGCTACCGCAACAGGATCTGCTTTTACTATAACTAAGGGTGTGTTTTTTGCCCGTGGTGCTTTTGTAGAGGTTCCTACTGAAACAATTATACTTGATCAATATTCTCCAAACCCTTCATTCAGAGTTGGTTTTCTTGTAAAGGAAGAGATTGTAACTGCTGTTGATGATGAAAGTTTATATGATAACGCTGCTGGATTTTCCAACTTTACTGCACCTGGTGCAGATAGACTAAAGATTAGTCTAGCACTTACTAAAAAGGAATTGGATAATTTTCAAGATGAAAATTTTATTGAGTTGTTTAGAAGTAATAATGGTAAGAAAGAACGTATTGTACAAAATACTGTCTATAGCGAAATAGGTAAAGAACTTGCAAGAAGAACTTTTGATGAAAGTGGTAACTACTTTGTAAGAAAATTTGATTTGCAAGCAAGAGAATGTCTGAATGATAGGCACTCTGTTTTTGGAACATATTTTCCTGAGCAAAAAACAAACAGAGGTAATGTACCATCTAAAGATTTACTGAATATAAAGATAGGACCAGGTAAAGCATACGTAAAAGGATTTGAGGCACAAGTAACTGGGTCTAGAATTCTTGACATAGAAAAACCTAGAACTACAAAGAAGATAACAAGTTCTGCTATACCATTTGAAGCAGGTAATAAACTCAGAGTAAACAATACTTTGAATGGTGCTCAAATCAAATTGAATGCTGCAAGTGCTGATTTTGTTGATTTGCGTGACACACGATTAGGTGCTACAAAATCAACTGCTGCTGGAAGTAGTATTGGAAGAGCAAGAGTATATGATTACAAGACTACAAACGCAAATTACTCTGGTAATGACACTCAGTTTGATCTATATCTTTTTGATATTCAAACAGATACTACAGTTACCATAAACACAACAACTACTCTTGCTGTACCTGCTCTTATAGAAGGTTCTAGATCTGGTGCTAAAGGTTATCTAAAAACTGCAGTATCAGGTTCTGCAGATCTTGTTGTAACACAAACATCAGGACAATTTGTTGTTGATGAACCAATCATCATCAATGGTGTGCAGGATGGTAAAGTTATTAGATCTGTAAGTGAAAAAGATTTAGCAGATGTAAAATCTGTTAGGTCTACTGGTGGATCTAGAACCTTTGCTGCAGATGTAGTATTAGAACCAAAACAAGATTTTGGTGGAAGATCTTTTACTATCACAACTGGTGGTGTTATTACTAGTGGTTCTGTAGGTTGGGTAAAGAATTTCAAAGTAGGAGATATTATCTCATATAAGTTAGCAGGTGTAACAGATAATACTTTTAACCAAGTAAGTTCTATCAATCTTACTAATAGAACGGTGACTGTTGTTGCAGCACCTAATGACGTTAGTGGTGTTTGTGATAAAGATTTACCTAGTTCAGATGTTACGTTAAGTGGATTACAAATAGTAGCGTCTAATCTTAGAGCATCTAAAAGTGGATTTTTATATTCAGAATTACCAAACCCAAATATAGAGTCTCTTGATCTTACAGATTCTACA